CCACTAACGCCACTTGTGCCACTGTTGCGCCACTCGGTCAGTGGCGCTAGTGGCGCTGGCTGTCAGGTCGATATCGTGTCGTGCATGCGTAGTCAGTGTGAGTTAGTAAGTCGCACATCGTTGCTAGTCATGTACTTACCATGCTGATCTGCGCCTAGATCCAGCTCGGATGCGTGTCCAGGCGCTCCTCGAGGCCGGTTTTGAGGCCGGCGGGGGGTGAAATTACGCCGCAGCGCAGCAAAAACGCGGTGGGTTCCCATCGCCAGGGCCTCGTCGTCGGCTCCGCTTGTACCCCTCACGCACATCACTTCTGCGATGGCTGCGCAAGGTGCGGTTGGGGCGCTAGTAGCGCTGCTGTTGCGTGATTGAGGTGGAAGGCGTATGAGTGAGTGGGCGATGGTCAAGCGCGTTCGTGGTTACCCCCTTTACTGTGAGTGCGCTGTGAGAGCGTGTACGTCGCTTGGCGCGCGGGGCTGAGATGAGCGGCCCCGTGGCGCCCTTTTCTATAGCGGATATAGCGGAGCGCGATCCTGGGCCGATGGCGAGGCTGGAGGATGTGAAGCGCGACGAGGGGGCGCCGAGCGAGGTGTTCAGGTTGCTGACGGCTGACGAGCCGATGACGTTGCGCCAGATTGCGAAGGAGTGGGGGCTACCGAAGGGGCGGTTTGTGGAGTGGTTTACCACCGAGCACGCATCGCTGTATGACGCGGCGCTGAAGGTGTTGGCTGTGGATTTGGGGCATGGGGCGAAGGAGATTCTGGACGGGGCGACGATGGAGAGCGTGCCCCTCGCTAAGTTGCAGAGCGATGGGTATCTGAAGCTGGCGTCGAAGTGGGACAGGAAGAGGTATGGCGAGGAGGCGGATGCGGTGCGGGTGACGCCGGTGACGATACAGATAGCGAATTTGAGGGGCGCAGTTGAGGTGGTGACGCCGGTGGCTGTGCTGCCGGAGGAAACGATCTAGCCCTGCATAGCGGCCTCGCCTATAAAAATAATGCTCAGAATAATGAGGTCCTGAGATACGAGCCTGCCGGTCCTGTCGTCGCCGCCTTCCACCGCTCGAATGCGTTTGTGCGAGGGCTGATGGGGCCGGTGGGCTCGAGCAAGACGAGCGCGTGCGTGATGGAGGGGTTTACGCGCTCGTGCGAGCAGGCGCCGCACCAAGGAGTGAGAAGGGTGCGTGGCGCTGCGCTGCGGGCGACCTACCCGGAGCTGAAGAGCACCACCATCAAGACGTTCTGCGAGTGGCTGCCGTTTCTGAAGATGAAGTGGGACGCGCCGATCAGCGCGCGTGGGCGCCTGGATCTCGGCGACGGGACGCTCCTCGATTTGGAAGTGATGTTCATCGCGCTGGATCGCCCGGAGGAGACCGGGAAGCTTCGCTCCCTCGAGCTTACCTGGGGCTACATGAACGAGGCCTCAGAGCAGGCGCGCGAGGTGTTCGACATGGTGACGCAGAGGGTCGGGCGCTATCCGCCGATGAAGTACGGCGGTCCGACATGGAGCGGCGTCTTCATGGACACGAACGCGCCGGATTCCGAGCACTGGTATTACAAGCTCGCGGAGACCGATACGCCGCAGGGGTATGAATTCTTCCGCCAGCCCCCTGGGATGATTGCCGATGGCGACGGGTGGAAGGTGAACGCGCAAGCAGAGAACATCGCTAACCTGCCCGCGGGCTACTACGAGCGCATGGTGCAGGGAAAGAGGCGCGAGTGGGTGAAGGTGTTCCTCGCGAACGAGTACGGCACATTCGTTGACGGGCTCCCGGTATACCCGGAATACGCCGACGAGATCCACACGGCAAAGAAACCCTTCGGCGCGCTCGAGCGCCTGCCCATCGTGGTGGGTCTGGACTACGGCCGCTCGCCTGCCGCGGCGTTCGCGCAGATCACTCCCCGCGGGCAGTTCAGGATTCTGGATGAGCTCTACGGCTGGGACATCGGCGTGGGGGCGTTCGCCGAGGACATTCTCAAGCCCCACATCGCGATGCACTACCCGAAGGCCGAGATTCTCTTCGTCGGCGACCCGGCGGGGATCGCGAAAGAGTCCGACGAGCGAAGCGCCTTCGACGTTCTCGCCGCGCACGGCGTCGTCGCCGTGCCCGCGCACACGAATAAGCTGATGGGGCGCCTCGAGGCGGTGCGCCACTACCTCGGGCGCATGGTGGATGGGCAGCCCGCGCTCCTGGTCAGCCCGACGTGCGAGCGGATCCGCAAGGGATTCCTCGGCAAATATCATTTTAAAAGAATCCAAACGTCTTTTGAGCGATGGAAAGAAGTCCCTGAGAAGGATGAAGCGAGTCACGTGGCCGATGCCGTTCAATACGCAGCCCTTTATGCGCGTATGGAAGATTCGTCTGGAGCGCGCTTCAAAGAAAAGCTCAACTATCCGCGCTCGGGGTTGGTCTGATGCCGATGCACGGAGAGAAGCTGGTGGCATACCAACGAGCCTACAGAGAACGCAACCGCGAGAAACTGCGCGTAATCACGCAGACCGAGAACGCAGCCAAGAACAACAAGTTCTCGCCAACGGAGTACCGCCCATGAGCATCGCACTCCAGGTTCGCGTCACAGCGCTCGAGCAGACGGTGAAGGAACTGCGCGAGACGATCGACGGGTTGATCGAGGCGATGGCGGCGCCGCCGCTTGGGGTGCCAGAGCCGCGGGTGAACCCGAACGGGCCGAGGACGCTTTGTCCGAAGTGCGGCCTCAAGCCGAATTATTACCTCCATACGAAACAATGCCGTGGACAGCTTCTGGAAAAAAACTAAGCAAGGTACAGAAGATGCCTGCTGGCAATGGCAGGGGTGTATCGACGCGCTTGGCTATGGAGCCACGTACTACAAAGGCCAGCAAATTCGCGCGCATCGACTGGCGTTCCTGCTCGCGAACGGGTACTTGCCTAAAGAGGGTGTAGTGAGGCACCTATGCGCCAACGGGAGGTGCGTAAACCCGAACCATTTGGCGCACGGTACCAAGAAAGATAACGCGCAGGACGCCATCCGCCACGGGGCCTTCATAGGCGTGCACAAAAACGCCAAACGGCTTGAGGAACATCCTCACGCAGTCCTGACCAATGAGCAGGTTCTTGCGATGCGCGCCATGAAAAAGAGCGGGGTTTCCGGGGCCGACATAGCACGTCATTTCAAAGCCAATTACAGCACGACGATGGCCGCAATTAGCGGCCAGAACTACGGATCCATCTGATGGCTGAGATGTCCGACGCGGATCTGGTTAGCTGGATCGAGAGCGAGGAAGGCCAATCGCTCGGCTTCCACTCAGGCGATCTGTCCAAAGAGCGCGAACTCGCGCTCGACTACTACCACGGCAAGCTAGACGTGCAGGCGCCTGAAGGGCGCTCGGACGTGGTGGAGACCGACGTTCGCGACACCGTGGACGGGATGCTGCCCGATGTGCTCGACGTATTCCTCTCATCCGACGACGTGGTGAAGTTCGAGCCGCAGGGACCGGAAGACGAAAGAGTGGCGGCGCAGGCAACGGATGCCTGCAACTACGTCTTCTATCGTCAGAATAACGGCGAGCTGATCCTCTACGAGTGGTTCAAGGCTGCCTTCATGGAGAAGGTCGGCGTGGTGAAGTATTACCACGAAGCCTACGCGACGCCGTTGATCGAGCGCTACGACGGCATGAACGAGGACGAGTTCCAGGTGCTGCTCTCTCAGCCGGGCGTCACGGTGCTCCAGCATTCCGCCGCGCCTGACCCCTCAATGCCCGGCATGTCGCTCCACGATGTTCAGGTGCGAATCGTTGACCCGAACGGAAAGATTTGCGTCCACGGAGTGCCGAGCGAGGAGTACCGGATCTGCGTGGATCACAACTCGATATCGCTCAAGGACGTGCGCTTCTTCGAGCACGTGCGCCCGATGACCGTCTCGCAGATCCGCGCGATGGGCATCGACGTGGACCCGGACCAGGCGAGCGATGTCGATACCACATTCTCGCCAGAGTACATCGCGCGCAGGCGCTTTGCCGAGGAGGCGTTTCCCGGCGAGCCGTCGAACTCAGACCCGTCGCAGAAGCTGATGGCAGTGTCCGAAGTATGCGCGCTCGTTGACCGCGATGGCGACGGCCTTGCAGAGCGCCGCCGTATCGTGAAGATCGGAAAGACGATCTACCAGGACGACTACGCGGACCACGTTCCATTCGCCGCGGTCTGCCCGACCATCATGCCCTACCGCTTCTTCGGCCTCTCGGTCGCGGACAACGCGATCATGTCGCAGAAGACGAAATCCATCATCAAGCGAGGCATGATCGACTCGCTCTACCTCGCGCTAACTCCGCGCATAGGCGTGATGGAGAGCATGGTGAACCTGGACGACCTTCTCGTGGGTAGGGTAGGCGGCGTGGTGCGCTTCAAGACGAATCCTAGTTTGGCGATGCAGATGATGGAGCACCGCTTCGTTGGCCAGCAGGCGTTCCCGATGCTCGAGTACGAGGACAACGCAAAAGAGAACCGCACTGGCTGGAGCCGCTACTCGCAGGGCATGGACGCGAACTCGCTCAACAAGACTGCCACCGGCATCTCGCTCATCACGTCCAACTCTGCGAAGCGCGCGAAGTTGATCGCTCGCATGTTCGCAGCGACCGGCGTGAAGGACCTCATGCAGGGCATCAAGCACCTGCTACGTCGCACGCGCGCCGGTAAGCCGATTGCAATGAGGCTTCGCGGCGAGTGGGTGAACGTGGACCCGCGGGAGTGGAAGACGCAGTGGGACATGACGGTGAACGTCGGCCTTGGGACAAATGACAAGGCGGCGCAGGCCGCGCAAGTCGGGCAGATCATGGCGGTGCAGAAGGAATTCATCGCCGCGGGCAAGTCGCACATCGTCACCGACCAGAACCTCTACAACACTGCAAAGCGCCTACAGGAGACCGCTGGCTACAAGCAGGAGGGCGAGTTCTTCACGCCGCCCAATCCGAATAACCCGCCGCCGCAGCCCCCGCCGCCGCCGGAGCTTATCAAGGCGCAACTCGACCAGCAGACCAAAGCCGCCGAGATGCAGTCCTCCGAGCGCATCAAGCAGATGGAAGTCGCCAACGGCGAGAACGTCGCGAAGATCCAGCAGGAAACCTCCATTGCGGTCGCGCAGATCAAGGCCGCGTCCGACGACGCCGCCGCGCGCTTGAAGGCAGAGACCGACCTCGAGATCGCGCGCATGACCCAGGCCGCGCAGGCCTCAATCAAGGTGTTCGAGGCCGGGCACGAGGTAGACATGGCGCAGCAGGAAGCGCAGACGCAGGAGCGCCTTGCGGACAAGCAGGCAGAGAACACCATCACGACGGAGGTCGTGAAAGCCGCTGCCAAGCCGGCAGGAGAAGAAAAGAGCAACGGCGAGGACAAGGGCGAGCAGAAGCAACTGATGAAGATGATCGCAGAGCTGGCCCGCGCCAGCACTGCAGACCGGGAAGTAGTGCGCGACAGCAAGGGAAATATCGTAGGGGTAAAGCTGCAGAGGAAAATTAAATGATGGGCAACTGTCTTACTTACGCCGTTGGGATGCTGCTGGCGGAAGGATTTGTCGGTCGAATTAATGTTGGAATTATCTGGAATTGGCCGCCGAAGCTGCGCTTCGTCTACGTGAACGCCATCGGAGATATTTCCCGGTTCGCCCCGCTGATTCCTAAAAAAGGATTCAGCTCGTGCAAGCATGCCATGTGGTTTGTTGGGAATGTCAGAAAGGTAAATTGAATGGCACTTACGATGACCCAACTCCAGGCCCTGAAGGCAGTTATCGACGCGGACGGCACGCTTGCCGCGCAGCCCAACAACTCAGACGGGGCGTTCTTCATAGCCGCCGAGTTGAACAAGCCAGCTACCCCGGCGTTCATCGTTTGGAGGACGGATGTACCTACCAAGGACATCAAGAAAGCGATCTTCTGGACCGAGTACATCGTACGGTCGGATGGAGAGAGGGATGCTTTTGTCCTCATCAATTCAAACGGCATCGTCAACTGCGCCGATGTGAACGTGCGGCAGGGGTTTGCCGACATCTTCAGCGGGCCAGGCGGGGTGAACACCAGAGCAGCACTGGTGGCGATAGCGAAGCGCTCTGCCACAAGAGCTGAAAAGGCGCTCGCCACCGGAACAGGGAGCGATGCCAGCCCGGCGGCGATGGGATTCGAGGGGAATATCTCCTATCAGGATGTGCAAGATGCGAGGGCAAGTTAATGGCCGCCGGAGACGCGAAACTAGCATACGTAGCATCGGCCAACCAGTCGACCGTCACAGCCCTACAGGGGCTTGCATCGTCTACGACCCACGTCGCCGGCTGGGAATCCGGGACGATTGATAACAGTACAGTCAAGTATCTTGACTACAGAATCACCGCGAAGATCACGGTGGAATCCACCGGCCTTGCCGCAGGAGAAATCAGGCTATACCTCGTCGGAATGCTGGATGACGCTACTTGGCCTGATGTGTTTGACGGAACCACGTCTGCCGAGACCGTTACCGACACTGAGATCCGGGACGCGATTTGCAAGCTAGGGGCCACAACCGCAACGGACACCACGGCGAGCCGGGTGTATTACTTGGATTGCCCGAGCGCGGCCGCCGTGTTCGGCGGAAATCTGCCGGAGAAGTTCGTCATCTTCATCACGCAGAGCACAGGCACGACACTTGAGACCACGGGTCAGCAAGTGACCATCAAAGGCTCTTACGCTAACGTGGCGCAGAGTTAAGGTGCAGTCTTGATCCTGCCGCGACACTGGCGTTCCAAGCCGCCGACCGGGGCTGCGCATATCGACTGGGGGCACCCGCTCTCCCGGGGATTGGTGTTCTGCGCGCTATTCAACGAGGGCTCCGGCATCAGCTCGATGGACCTCGTTCGTCGTCCGATGGGGGCGTTCGTCAGCGCCCCGATCTGGCACGGCGACAGGTTGGAGTTCGATGGAACGGACGATTGCGTCTCGTGGGCGAACGCTGATGTACCGGACGCCCCATTCCTCGGGGACATCAGTTTGATCTGGCGCGGGACGATTGACACGGCTGGATCTTACAGGCACTTCGCCGGGAAGCATACTGTGAACGGCACATCGGGTGACAACCCGTTCGATTTTAGAACCAATGACGGCACCCCGCTTGAATTGCGATTGGTACGCGGCGGAACCGAAGCCGTACCCTCTACTGGTGCGCAGCCGACAGTGGGGGTGGAGGAACAATACGCCGTAACTCACGTACCGGGTGCCGTAGTGAAGTTTTACGTCAATAAGAACACCTGGGATAGCAGCGGCACGTTGAACTTTTCGGGTGCCGGGGAAGCCGCGCCGCTTCGCGTAGGAAGCCGCGCGGACGATTTCGTTCGTATGGATGGCAAGGCGAAATACTTTTATGCCTACAGCCGGGCTTTATCCGAGCAAGAGATTCACGCCCTGTATGACAACCCTTATCAGTTTCTTCGTCCGCTGCCGCCGCGC